TGTATAAGCACTGTTGGCACTTTTAGGATTGGGGTTAATTTAAGTTATAAGACGATAAAATTATGGTTTTAATGGGTGAAATTAAGTTTTGTAGGTTATAAGCACATCAGTCTATGGTGTGCTTTTATGTTTACAAAAAAGTTTGTAAATTTGGGAAGATGTTTGTATTCGGAGTAGCTACCGAGTCTCTGTGTACATCTTCCCTATTATTTTAAACACAGAGATTATCAAACACAGAAAGGTTGATAAGATATGTTAGTAGAAAATCAAATTATTGATGTAAAATTAAGTAAGAAAAACTTAGAGTGGTATAATTCTAAAGGATATAATGGTAAATTACAAGATATTATTAAAGTTAAAGCAGAAGATTTAATTTTGGGTACTACAACTGAAATATTAGTGATTTGTGACTATTGTTTGATTGAAGGAATTACAAAAATTTTTAATAAAAGATTTATAGATTATATTGGCGATTTAAATGGAAAATATGTTCAAAAAAATGCTTGTGAAAATTGTAAACAGAAAAGAACACAAGAAACTAATTTATTAAAATATGGTCAAATATCTCATATGAAAACAGAAAAATATAGAAAAATATTTTCTAAAGAATATAAAGAAATTTTTGATAGTTTTAAACTTAGAGGTTGTACATTAATTTCACCTACTTATGTTTATTGTGAAGATGATTTAGAATTTATTTGTAATAAACATATTGAAAAGGGTATTCAAATTACTTCATGGACACAATTTAATAGAGGATTCGGATGTAATTATTGTTCTTATGAACTAAAAGGCGAAAATATGAGAGGATCAAATCATCCTAATTGGAACGGAGGAAGTTCAAGTTTAAATCAATATTTAAGAAATTTTATAGCAGATTGGAAACAAAATACATTAAAATTATATAAATATAAATGTTGTCTAACAAATGGATTAGATTTAAAAATACATCATTTATATGGAATGAATATAATAATAAAGGAAACTTTAAATGAATTAAAATTAGATTTAAAAGAAAGTGTAAATCTATATAGTGATGAAGATTTGAGTCAAATTGTTTTATTAATAATTCAAAAACATGAATTTTATGGATTGGGTGTTCTTTTAAATTCAAAAATTCATCGCTTATTTCATTCTTTGTATTTAAATAAAGACAATACACCAGAACAGTTTGAAGAATTTAAAATTCGTTTAAAATTAGGTGAATTTGATGATTTTCTTAAAGAAAACAATTTATGTTTAGTAATATAATGAGGTGAATAAATATATGCCTAGACCAAAAGCAATTAAATCAACAAGACAGGAAATACCAAAACTATATTGTAGAAAATGTAAAAAATCATTAAATGAAGATAGTTTTTATCAAGCAACGAATCCTATGTTAGACAGTAATGGAAAAATGAGCATCTGCATTTTATGTTGCAATGAAATTTATGATATGTATTTTTCTATATATAATAATTTAGAAATAGCTTTACAGTTAACTTGTGAAGATTTGGATGTTAGATTTAGTAAAGAAGCTTTAATACAAGCAAAATCACATATAGAAAGTTTAGTTACTAAAGGTAAGGTGGCCGAAAAAGTATTTGGATATTATAAAAGTAAGTTAGGTTCTACAAATAAAAATAGTACAAAAATGGAATCATTTAGATATAAAGACAGCGATTGTTTAGAATCAATAGAAAATAATATTGTTAATGAGGAAATTGACGATGATTTGCTTTTATTTTGGGGAAAAAGTTTTGATGAAATTGATGATTATATTTTTCTTGAATCGGAATTATCTAATTGGAAAAAAACTCATAAATGCGATAATCAAGCTGAAATTACTTTATTAAGAGAAATATGTATTAAGATTTTAGAGATTAGAAAAGCAAGAGATAAAAAAGAAAATGTTAGTGATTTACAAAAGGGTTTACAAGATTTAATGAAAACTGCAAATGTTGATCCTGCTAAAGCCAATGCTGCAAGCGCAGGTAAATCGAAAGATTGTTTTGGTGTTTGGGTAAAAGATATTGAACAGTTTAAACCTGCTGAATGGTATGAGCAACAAGAAAAATATAAAGATATAGATGGATTTGTTCCATATATTAAAAATTATATTGTTCGTCCTATTGAGAATTTCCTTACTGGTGTAAGAAACTTTTTTGTTAATGATAATATTGATGCTGATTTGGATAGTGTTGATATTGGAAGTGTAGATACAGAAGGTGATTTTAATGGGTAGAAGTTATTCTAATTATGAAAATAATTATAAGAAATATGCAGGTCATAGTAATCAATTTAAAGCACCAAAAGTAATGATAAAAGAAGAAGAAAGAAGTGAACAGTGGCAAGATAATCTAATTGATTGGATTACTTTTTATCGTAGAAATATTCATAGATTTATTCAACATTATTTTATGGTGGAACTTTACTGGTATCAAGTTTTATGGATTTACTTTATGAGTATATGTGAAAATTTTGTAACAATTGCAAGTAGAGCGGCAGCAAAATCATGGTTAATTGCTTTATTAGCATATGCTCGTGGAACACTCTATCCTAACAGTGAAATTGTAATTGTGGCAGCATCTATGAAACAAGCAGCAATAATATTTGGAAAAATGGCAAAATTAAAGGATGAATATTCTAATATAGCAAGGGAAATAAAAGATTTTTCAGATACTCAAAATAATTGTAGTTGTACGTTACATAATGGTTCTACAATTAAAGTTGTAGGTTGCAACGAAGGAGGTCGTGGTGAGAGATCAACTTTTACTATCGGAGAAGAATTTAGGATCATGGATAAAATTAAGTTCGACAGTATAGTTAAACCCTTCTCTTATGCTAGACAAACCCCATATTTGAAAAATCCTAAATATTCAAATGTAAAAGCATTAATTGAAGAGCCTAGACAAGTGCTTATTTCATCAGCTTATCATAAGGGATTATGGTGGTATAAAGAAACTTTAGATACTATTAAAATGATGTTAAATAATAAAGATGCTGGATTTATTGCATTTGATTATTTAATAGCTATTAAACATAATATAAAAACAAAAAAAGCTATTGCTAGAGATCGTTCTACTATGGATGAAATCACTTTCCTTGAAGAATATGAGAATATTCCTTGGGGAGAAAATAGTAATGCTTATTTTAAACTGGATATGTTTAAGAAAAATAGAACTTTAAAAAGAGCGTTTTATCCTTTAAGAAATGATATGCTTGATAAAAAAAAGAATCCATTTGATATAAAAAAAACAGATGGTGAAATTAGAATCGTTTCTGTAGATATTGCAACTAGAAAAGGTTCTAATAATGATAATAGTATAATTACTTGTATTAGAGCTTTGCCTACAGCAAAGGGATATGAAAGAGAATATGTTTATTTAGAATCACATCAAGGAGAACATACTGGTAAACAAGCATTAAGAATAAAACAGATTTATTTTGATTTTGGAGCAGATTATATTGTTTTAGACCTTCAGCAAGCTGGTATAACTGTATTTGAAAGATTAGCAACTATAACCAAAGATGAAGAGCGTGGAATTGAATATGAAGCGTTTACTGTTTTTGAACATAAATCATTAGATAAGAAATTAATTGAAGAATTACAACAAAAAACTTTAGGTGTAAATGCTAAACCTATTATATATCCTATTTCAGCAACTGCAAAATTAAATAATGATATAGCTGTTGATTTTAGAGATAGATTACAAAGAAATATGTGTAGTTTTCTTATTGATGATAACGATGCAGATGTTTATTTAAATAGAAATAATAAGGAATATGCAAATAGTAACGATGTTAATGTAACTGGATGGTTTGTTAAACCTTATGTAGAAATTTCATTATTAGTGCATGAGTCAATAAATCTTGAATATTCATTTGTTAGTGGAAATATAAAACTAGATACTGTTGGAACATCCCGAAAAGACAGATACACAAGTTGTTCATATGGAGGGTATTTTATATCTTTATTAGAATTAGATTTATTGAAAAATGATAATTCAGATTACGATTTCGTATTTACCTATAGTTAATTAAATAAATATAATAATATAAGAAAGGAGGATTCAAACAAAAATGAATGAAAATGAAAATCCTCAAACTCAAACACAGTTAGAAACCAATTCAAATTCTTACGACATAGAATTAAATTCATTATCAAATTATTCTTTTTCTATGTCACAATCGGTTTCTACGAATAATATGACTTTTGACCAGATGAAAGAATATATTAAATATCCAATGGTTTATAATGCGATATTGCGTGAGATATCAAGACAGTCTTATAGTTTAAATGGGTTATATGCAAATTCCATCGATAGAATGGTAGCGCTCCCTACTCTATCTTATATAACAACTTTAAGAACGAAAACACAGCAAATGAAAGAAAAAAAGAAAAAATTTAATCTTTTGCTTAAAATGCTTAATATTGATAGAACGACAAGAAATATTTTGAGACATCTTTTTATTGATGGAATATTTGTTGGTGTACTTCGAGATACAACTGCTTCAAATAAAAATTTAGATACATCCACAGGCTTAATAGAAAGTCTTGATAGACTTGAAGGATTATCTCTTGATGATAATTTTATGATTCAACCACTTGATTTAGATTATTGTAAAATAATTGGATTTCAGAATAATGTTTCTATTGCCGCTTTTGATATGATGTATTTTGATCAATTTAAACATGGTGGATTGTTGAATGAAATAAAGAATTTTCCTTCAGATTTTGCTACTGCTTATATACAATATAAAAAAGATGGTAGTAAACGTTGGTATATTCTTGATTATCATAAAACCGTTGCGTTGAAAGCAAAAGCAGATGAGGACGAAGCTTTTGGTAGACCTTATGGTTTGTCTGCGTTTGCCGATATGAAAATGGATGAAGATTATGAAAGTAATCAATATAAATTGATTAGTGAATTGGCTAGTAGTATTTATTATATGGTATTACCTAGTGGTGAAAAGGCTGGTTCTTGTTCATTGAACAAAGACCAACAAATTGAGGTTATTAATTCTTTTAAGAATGCTGTAAAAATAAATACTACGGGAGATAACGCTAGAATCTCAACTCTGACATTAGCCCCCGGCACAACAATTGATAGATTAGCTAAAGATTCTTCATTAATTAAAGATACTTTGAGTAATGAAAATATGACAAAAATATCATCTAATCTTGGATTTGCGGTGTCTGCATTAAATGCTGAAAGTGACAGTGGTAATTTGGGTAGTTTGCAAATTAATTTGGATTTAATATCAGCACAAATATTTCAATACGTTAATGAAATTGCAAGAGAAGAAACAAGGGTTATTAATGAGCACGTTGGTAATAGTCCGAGTAATTATATAGATGTAAAGTTTCTTCCAATTACTTGGTTAAATAAAAAGGATGTTTATGAAAAAGCCAAAGATCTTTATATGACCACTGGAGGAAGTAGGATGTTTTATATCGCAGCGGCAGGATTTGATCCATCGGATTACCTTAGTATTTGTGATGAAGAAATTGAAGCAGGATACAATGAAAAATATCTACCGCATATTACTAGTTATACAGCTAGTGATAATGCAGATAATGCTAATTCTGATAGTAATTTGGGTGGAAGACCACAAAAAGATAATAGTGATTTAAAAGAATCTGGTATTATAACCAAAAATTTGAAAAGTAATGAGCAGAAGGTTAAAAGTAAAAAGTAGTTTATAAAGTAAAAATAACATTTAAGGAGGTGAAAAGTATTTGAATAATTCTATTATAGAAATTTCTAAAAAAAAAGCCAAAGCTGGTAGGGTTCCCATTTCTATGATACTTCATGAAATCCATAAATCTGATTTTGATTGTAATAAAAATGGTATTACATGGGTACGTGAGTATTGTGAACAAAATATTGAATCAATAAAAGGTATGCAACTTGTGGCACAATTTTTAGATGAGAAACATGAAATTCCCT